ACAGACCTCCACCAACTTGTTGTTGGCCTCCACCAAAAATCCTACTAATTAAATTACCACCTCCTTGTTGTGTTGAGGGAGTAAATGGTTGTATTTGCATGATCTGTTCTGTAGTTAAGTTTGCATAATCAGCTTTGGTAATTGGTTGACCATCTAAAATGCCTATAACATCGTTTGTAGTTTGTTGACCCAAACCAGTAAAGCTACCAATTCCACGTCTTAAGTTTGGACCAAACTGTCCGCCTAAAATACCTTTATCACCTGTTGCTGGATTGAAGAATGTACTTGCTAAGTTACCAGAACGTAACCCACTACCCAAAGCCCTAAATTTGTCTAGTGTTCCAAGTTGACTAAATCCACCTTTTCCTACAAGTTTGCCACCAACACTACCAAGACTACCAACACCACTAAATAGTTTACCTGTTCCAAAACCAGATAAACCTCCTGTAATGGCTCCTTTTAGTCCTTTACCAGCAGCAACGTTTGTTGCAGCGCCAATAGCACCAGCTAATACTGGACCAACACCAGGTATAAAATTAGCTAAAGGGCCTGCGACAGGTGCAATTTTCTTAGCTACTTTCTTGAGTGCTTTGCCTATCTTTTTGAAAAACCCAAATTGTTCTAGTCCTGTAACAGAATTGAGACTAGCTACGCCTGTACCAACAACTGCTTGCTCAGGATTTATGCCTGCTTGTTCAAATTTTTTCTCTACAGCGCTTTCAAACTGTTCGTCCTCAAAAAACTCTGGTGGCAATACCACTTCACCTGCTCGCAAGTGAGCTAGCTGAGTATCATCGCCTTCACCTTGCATTGCTAACTCTTGAGCAATTTGTCCTAATGGAGCTGCTGATACTTGTTCTGCTCTTTGTAACATTGCATCTAAAGTTTCTTTGTCCTCTTGGTTCATATCTTGCGTAGGTGTTGCCATAGCTCGATTTATTTCTTCTTGTGATATTTGTGCACCAGTCATAGGCCTCATGTATCTAATAATTTCCTCTGGTGTCACTTGAGCGCCTGTCATCTTTCTTAAACCGCCAATTTCTATTGTTGGATTAGCAGCTCCACCCTCTTGCAAGCCATATACTTTTTTTAAACTTTCTTCTAATGCGCTCATGGTGTACTTACTGT